CACCCATTCTAATTTTAATGAGATAATCAATATTTAATTGCCCAATTGAATTAGCATCAATGGTCAAAAAGAAACCGCTTTTCATAATCCCGTCGCAGGTGGATTTAATGATTTCTCCGTTAGTGCAGCGGTAAGCAGCACATTCCTTCTGATGGAAAGAAGTGTCTACATCCTGCAAATATTCAGCGAATTCATCATCGTCCATGTCGGCGGGTTGACGAGCTAATCCTTTAATAGTGCCGCGTATGGTTTCATACACGTACGAGTACACGCTAAAATCCCAGTTCTTCTTGTCACTAGCCCAAACATCTTTCTTAAATTGTTTGGCTAAGTGATCAATATGACCCGGGACCAGAGGTGAGAAGCAATATTTAACTGGACTATCCATCCAATTCTTCGTCATCGCCTCTCTAAAGTCCTCAAACACTGCTACATTTTGCACAGTTTTATGGAGGGCATCACCTGCTATACAACGTGGCATACCTTCGTCGATCTTCTTACGTTTAGTAGGCTCACCCTTGATGAAGTTCTTAACAACACCAATTTGATTCCACTTCTGCAAGACAAGATCAGCAAAGCCAGAGGCTGTGTATTTTCTGATAACATCTTCGTTTTTGGGCATTCCTTCGGCTTGATAGGGTTGTCCTGGTGACTTACTATCCTTAATAGCTGAGGAATGAATGATTCGCTCGAGATTTTCCTTTGATTTATACCCAACTCTGGGCTCAAAGGCATTGGCTTTCATTTTCTCACAAGTGAGATGAATGACTCGCTCAAGCTCTTTGGCTGTTGGTGGGTGTGTAATCAACTGGTTTCTCGCGTGAAACAATTCAAGATGTTTCTTGAGAGACACTGCTTCTTTTTGAGCAGTAATCTCCGGAAAAACAAACTTGTCCTTATCGAAGCCGAGTTTATTCAACTCGTCCTCCCGGTCATTTAGATATTTAGATACTACTTCCTGTTCTTTCGGGGTTCCGCTGCAATGAACAGGCTTCTCTTTAGCAATAATGCTATAAGCCAGAGTGCTGTGTACTAACAATTCTGGCTTTATATCTAAATCTGCATTCTCGTCATGACACTCGCGAACGCGACGTTTGGGCATATTGCGGTTCTCGTCGTCGT